AAAATCCTTTTGCGTTTTCGTGCTAATACAAATATAAGAAATAAAAAAGGTAAAACTGCTCTTGATGTTGCTGCTACAGATGAAATACGCGATCTTTTACAAAAAGCCGTAAACAGTGCATCAGCATCAGCAGCGGCATCAGCAGCGGCATCAGCAGCGGCATCAGCAGCGGCATCAGCAGCGGCATCAGCAGCGGCATCAGCAGCGGCATCAGCACCATCACCAGCACCAGCACCAGCACCGGCACCATCACCGGCACCAGCACCGGCACCATCACCGGCACCAGCACCGGCACCAGCACCAGCTCCAGGTCGAAAATCTACTCTAGCACCTCTCCCTGCTTCTTCTCCTGCCCCATCAGTACGTAAATCAGGTCGCTTTGCCGGTCTTGCACCAGAATCATCACCTTCTCCTTCGCCTACACTTTCTTCTACACGCAAGCGCCAACGTAATAATGCTTCATCAAATACTACAAACACTCGTAAACGGCGACGCATATCATCCATGTGCGACGATGATCCAGAACGATTTCCTGAAATGTCAGACAATATATGGAGGGATATTAATCTTGAAGAAGCTAAAAAACTAGTAGGAAATGGCAACTTCTTTGAATTCTTTGAATATGTAGGAGAAACAAACAGAAATACTTACGATTTATATCTTTTTTCAACAAATGTGGAAACAAAAATACCACTCTTGCCACAAATATTAGAAGCATATAATGATAAAAATATATCAACCGAATATAACAATCTATTAAGGATTTTTCAAAAACTGTCTAACTTGCTTATAGAATTAAAAAACGCAGGAGGTAAAAATCAACGGGTTGATTTAATACGTAAAGTAAAAAATGTAAAAGAAACTTATGGATTTCCTACTTTGTTTAAATTAACATATTATACATTAAAATTTTTAGCGTGTGAACTTGAAAAGTTACAGAAATCAATAAAAGAAGTCAATCCAAACGATCCGAATACTTATATACATTATACCAAAAACCCCAATAGCAATCAATATACTGTCTTAAATTTAGCTAAACCTTTATACAATATTGGAGAACAATATCTAATGGTCTACAAGGCTATGAAGATTCGTGATAAAAATGATTCAGAAGGAATCAAAGGCTATGAATTAACTGCCGATGAACGGGTGTATTTTGACAAGATTAAAACCAATATTGAAAAGATGCACAATCCTAAACTTTCATATGGTATGGGGCGTCCTGTACCTGAAAATATAAAGAATAGACAATACCAAGCAAATGAGCCAGTACCAGAACCCGCACTACCAGCTCGTTGGCAAGAATTACAAACATTACGGGGACCTGTTTCAGAGCCAGCCAAAATAAAGGCACAATGGGTAAGAGCAAACGCATACAGAGAACGTATGGAAGAGGAAAAATCTAGGACTCCACCTATGAGATATAATATTCCTATGACGGAAGAAAATATACGTAGAAATCTGGCAAGAAATAGAACTGCTAAAATTCATCCCAATAATATTCAAAACTACGTTCATCCTAAAAATAAGGCAAACTTTTCAAAAACAGTTAAAAAGACTAACTATAAAGGAAATACAATACCAAACAGTCATAGTAAAGGTAATGCGCAATTTGTAGGTATGAAAAATATTGAAAAATTTAAACAAGAAACTAAAAATGGAACATATAAACAAAGATTTAAGGAATATAATAAACCAGTAAATAATACAGCATATAAACAAAGACTTCAACAATACAATAAGAATCGTGAAGGACGTCTAGTAGCAAAAGCACCAGCACCAGCACCAGCACCAGCACCTGCTCCAGCACCAGCACCAGCACCAGCACCAGCACCAGCACCAGCACCTGCTCCAGCACCAGCACCAGCAGTAAACAAAAACAATAATAATTTATCGTGGCGATACTACTGAAACAGACTCTAAACCTGAAGTGCTAACATAATCAAAAACACTAAACGGCATCTTCCAAATAATATCATACAAACTAATAGATATGGGTGTATATGATATTGTTACCCCTGATAATCTAACAAAGGTGCTGGCTTGGCGAGGCGGGCGAAATTTTGCTGCTATTCTACGACCCAATGTACTGTTCTTTTGGACAGGACGCGGTGGAGACTCTGATGATGGAATTACTATTGATTTAACCGGTCAGACCCTCAAGCAACTCGATGAAGATGGCTGGTTGCTACAACCATCAAACATAGAAATACGGATTGAGTTTCAAAGTGTCAAAATAACGGTATCAGGAGTGATTATAACTCAGGCGGTTCTAGGAGATGATGGCGGAGAAGACGAATCCGATGCGAAACTTGATGAATTACGGCATTTTTTGGATAAATTGGTTGTTAAGCAACAGACTAGAAAAGAGGTACTTATGGTGAATCGTCTAGAAATGCCTAATGTGTTGAATCGTGCACCTGGAAACAACAAATCGCGGACTCTACGCCGTAATATACCGTACAACGCCAAAGGGGTGATTTCTAGTTTTCTAACCGGTGAAAAGGGTTCTATAGGTTCACAGAAGAACAAACTACAGCAGAACCTAGGTACATCGTTGGCTCCTAGACCTAGAAAGCGTCATACTCGCCGCCGGTGTTGAAAAAATTGAGGGGTCTAATGCCGTTGTGGTGATTATTGCCATCGTCCTTCGTCCAAATCCTACGCTTAATACCTCCTACTTCCTTATAAAGGCGATGTCTGCCTCTGCTGATACGCTTTCCTTCCCTTCTGGCTCGTGGACTCTTCATTTCCACGATCCAGAAGATACTACCTGGAGCCCCGAGTCTTACAAGAAGATCGGTACCTTCTCTAACTACTCCGAGCTGTGGGGTACCCTTAAACAGATTGGCGACGAGCGCTTCCTATCCGGTATGTTCTTCTTGATGAAGGACCCTTATCTGCCGCTCTGGGAGCATCGCACCAACATTCACGGTGGCTCTTACTGCATCAAGGTTCCCGAGGCAAATGCTATTGAGACCTTCCAACGGTACGCTGCTGCCGCCATCCTAGAGGTCGTGTCCGCCGATTCCAAAAACACCATTATTGGTGTCACCATCAGCCCCAAGAAGGGCTTTCATATTCTCAAGCTGTGGAATCTTAGCTCTAAGATTTATAACAAGCCTACCGAAGTCCAATGCTACGGTGAGGGAATGAAGGGCGCTGATATCCTTTACCGCCCCCACGTGGACCAGAAGATGTAGAGCGGGCTGGATTTCAAAGCGCAGCGGTCAAACAAAAATACAAAAATGCGCGTGCCGAACGCGGCTTTTTGTGTTTTTATAGGCGGATTAAACGGTTGGAGCGACCTGGGTGGGCTGGACGCCAAACGCGTCCCACATCGTCTTATATACGCCGTTATGACAGAACCAGATATGCTTAGTAGAATCATTCCTGTTGATAATTAGCGCCTTGAAGAGAGCAGTAGGACTTGCGTAGTCCGTACCATTGTGACGAATACAGTGAATTCCATCACGGAATACTTTCACTACCTCAGTCATATTTGTCAGACTCGCATAGTGCTTATGCTTGGAGTGCGTTGCTAACATAGAAGTTCCATCAGGAATATTTGCAAGATACGCTTGCGTAATAGCATTCGCCTTACCTACAATAGGAGAGGCAGCCCTTGCTGGCGCTGGGGCTAACGCTGGCGCTGGGGCTAGGGCTAGCTCAACGGCGAATGGATTTGTAGAATTGGCATACTCATATAGTCCAGAATAGAGGGAAGGAGGAAGAGTGCCACCAGCGATGGCAAGGAGGTCACGGGCAAGCTGGATGGACGACATTGGATATTGGGGAAGTTGTTGGGAGGTTGTCTTGTGCTGTCGTGCTTGATTGACCAAGTGGATTTTGGGGGAATCAATTTTTGTCCGCGGAGGTGAGATTCCCAACTCACTCACTCACTCACTCACTCACTCAACCGTCACCGTCTCATACTCGCCATCAGAATTAATCGTTTCTAAGGTATACGAAAGCGGAACATAACGGCTGTTGGTCAGTGACCATAAGGTGACAAGTTGCTTAAGTGGGAGGTTTTCGGGAACTGGATTAGCGCGGAGCTCACCCACCCACTCCGAAAGGTCAATATCACCTGTGATTGGCTGCTTGATAACAACGGACAGGTAAGGTACGGCGGGCTTGAAGCGTCCCATTGGCGCCGTTGCCGTCGCTGAAGTAAAATGCTGTGTTAGCGGATTAAAGAGAAATGCTAGCTCGGCGACCTCATTTGGCAGTGCGACTGTTGTCGGCACAACACGTCCATCGGCAAGTAGATAGTAATTCTGGGGCTCGGGACCTAACCAAGTACGAAGTGCTGATACCGCATTTTGTACTTGTTGTTGTACGTAGTCGTACGCCATGTTCGCATATTTTGCGTATCCCATTGTTTATGTATTTATAAATGGTAGGATTTTGTTTAGACTACCGACGGTCCTTACCGGCGGTTTACCGACGGTTGCGGCGGGTCTTCTTGCTATTCTTATTCGCACGACGCGTCTTCTTACGCTTGCCACCTAGTGTAAGAGTCAATCCAGGTTGCCGCGGACCATAATACTGCGGCTGACCATATTGCGGCTGATTCCACGGTGCTGAAGGACCTGATCGCCATCCGGATGACTGACTTGCTCCCATATTACTCTAAATAATTCTAATATAATTATTTAATGCTTACGGGTATTCTTAGTGTTCTTATTATTCTTACGCGTCTTACGTCTACCGCCAACTGTCGCATTTGCAACATTCTTCGGTGCATTTGAATTCTTATTCGCATTAGTGCTCGCATTGGTGCTAACATTAGCGCTCACATTCTTAGAGACATTTGCCGACAACGTGTTTGTCGATGGCACAGAATTATTCTGCTTGGATGCTCCTAGCCCCATTGTTTCTATTTTACACATCGGTTTTATAAATTAGCAAGTTGGTTGGTCGCAGCTATTACAATCATCACATCCCTGATTGCCATGTCTACCTCTACCTCCATAACTATGCGTTACCTGAAGTAGCGTCTGGTCAAACACAATCAGTGCTAAAAGGAAAATTATAAAGATAACCGGAACGGCTAAGACCATATACGCAAGGAGTTCCATGCCGGATGAACAGAGGAGCCATAACGCACTTGTGCCAATTACGGCAACAATGATATTTTTGACCGCCTCAACCCATACGCCTCTCCATAAATTAAAAAGAACTACGCCCGCCATCACAATAGGAAAGGCTTTTGCCGGAAGGCATGTTCCAGCCCATAGAGTCTTAATATTAAGATTAGAACTCATCCTACATAAGCACTATTTTTCCATTTTCTAGCTTTCCAACTGGTAATCCACGTGTCGTATCATCAATGTATTGATAGACCCGTTTTGACTCTGCAGATACGAAATACTTCACCTTCTTCTGAGTTTTGACGTAAAGGTCATTATCCTCATCGTCGTCCTCCTCTTCCTCCTTAAGTTCTTCTGCAGCCGCCTCCTCTGCTTCTGCTTCTGCTGCTTCTGCTGCTTCTGCCGCTTCCGCTTCCGCATTTGCAATCTCCTGTACAATATCTGGTGCATCTTCATCTAGAATCGTTTCCATTGTATCCCTTGCAATATTCGCATCCATTCCGTCGTCCACCTCAGTAATAGGAGTCTCAGGGATAAGTTCATTCATCTCCTCTAAGTGCTCGTCCGCCTGAATCTCAGTTGTCGGTGGTAAATGCCTCAGCGTAATATTCTTCACCGTTTCATCCTTCACAACAACAACGTTTTCCGCCGGGTCGTGAATAATCTCTACGTGCGGAGGAATATGAATAGTCTCCTTCTCTTTATGTTCCAGAACGTCCTGAAGATGGTCTAGGAATGAATCGAATTCGTTGGAGGAGTCACGGTGCTGGTATGAAAGTTGAGTCAACTTATATACCTGGCTTACAATCCCCTTATACGCTTCTAGTAGGGACATTTGTACTGTTTAATGGTTGCGTTTAGGCTCTAAATGGCGTTCAATTTTTAACACGGCGACGCGACCGGCGCGACCGGCGCATACGCTTAGATGTTCTATGACGTTTACGTCTACCACCTACCGCTGGCAACTTAATTGTAGCACGTACAACATCTCCGTTGCCTGTAATTGCTGCTCTGGTAACGGGATTCGTTAGTTGAGTTTTGAACCACTCCGATATAGTAGATTCTCTAAATATATGTTTATCGCCAAATAACGGTCTCTGTAAAATAACAACTGCCTCATCATTTTTAAAAGGTTCCATATCAATTACATTCGCATTGATTCCAGCAGGAAGCACTAATTCTCCAATGTTTGGCGCATTTACGATTAGCGGATGTAATCCTTCGGCTGCTGCCGCCGCCGCCGGAGCCGCAGAGTGGTAGTCCTCCTCCGCCGCCTCGTACGCGCTGTACGCCGCCAACGCCGCCGCCTCCGCCTCCGCCTCCGCCGCCGCCTCCGCAATGCCCTCCGCCGTCATCGCGTGCGCCGCCGCCGCCGCTGCAATTGCTTCGGCTGCACCAGGAAGATCATTAAAAAATTTCCAGTTATTACTATTAATTGCTCCGACAACTACGACAAATTCAAGTTCATTTATCTCATTTCTAAATCTAAATTCAGTGTTTCCAAATCGGTTTGGTCCAACTGAAACTAATGTAAAAGGTCGTAATCCTGTAGCATTTCTCCATGGTCCTTCATCCATTTGTCTATATCTAATTAAATAACGTCTTCCCACAACTAATTCATCCATCGGGACCCGCTCCATCTTCTACATTTTAAAAATATTAATTTGATGTTCCAACCTGCTGAATCTGCATCGCCCACTCGACCGTCGCCTCCTTCGATTTCACCGGCTTTGAGCGACGTAGACGTAGACCCTGAGCACCAGGCGCATTGTACTTATGCTGGATATCATTGCGGATAAAGACATTCTTCAGGTTCTGGTCATAGAAGTCAATCGGCTTTGTGTCCATCGTCTGAATAATGCTCACCATTGGC